ATCGTATTTAGAATGTGAACTTAACACCTGCTTTAGCAGCCCAGTCAATATCATCTTCTGCAGTTACACCAGAGATTTCTCCGTAGAACTTATCATAAGAACCACCAAGGTATCCGATAAACTCAACGTCACCGAACTCATCAGCAGTTTCTGTGTGAGTTACTGTTGGGCCACCAGACACGTACCAACCAATACCTGATTCTGTTGCTCCTTCATAACCAACTACTGCTTCAAGAGCACCAGATGTATATGCACCATCAGGGTATGAACCAGATGCTTCCAAATTGACGTATGGGCCTGCAAATGCAGCACCTGCGAATAGGAATGGAGATGCAGCAGCTGCTGCGATTGTAGACTTAATAGACATTTTTGTTTTATAGTATCTCGCAAGAGAAAACCCCTGCGGATGGAAAATCTTTCGACATAAAGATTCTTACATTCCGTAGGGGCACGATCTTTCGATCCCTTTGTTATGTAATGATATTTAGTATAGCATGGGATCAATATTGTGTCAAGTGTTACGAAATCAAACTATTTTTCTTCGGGTGGTAATCTACCAAGATATGGATCATAGTCAAATATTTCATCCCAATTTTGAATCTTGTTTGAATCATTTTTCCAAAAATTTGTAAGTCCATTATGACTACTACGATGAAACACTTCTACATGTTCACCGTGTATTGATGATCCCATTTGAATTTTATATAAAAGTAATGGCATCGCATATGTGTTACCTGAGTTGTATATTAAATCATCTGCTACTGCTCTTGGTTTTGACCCTTGATCTAATTTGTACTTGTCACCACGACAATGTAACCTTACAAGTTTCTCGGCATGATGACGAGTAATTACATATGATGCAGTAGAAAAATCATTTACAAATCTTTTATGCATTCTAATAAACAGTGCACCAGGATTTATGATCGCAGTTTGAAATACATCAAAGTCATAAGGAATCTTTGACATCACATCTCTCCAAGTAAAAGACCAATATTTTACAGGATCAAAATCACAATCATCTTCAATGATAAATGCATATGGTTCATCTGTTTTTAGAAATTCCTTCATGGCTTTCAGATGAGATGTCACACATCCAACTTCACCAGAGTTCATATTTTCTGGATATTTTCCTTTTAGAATATCACTTAGATCATCTTCACGACCATCATATGCAGAGATACGTGTATAATTTTCAATTTCCCAATACTTAAATTGAGTTTCCATATAAAACCATCTCTCTGATTCATCATCTAAGTTAATACAATAAACTGGTGGTATACCTTTTAATTTAAAAGCAGATTTGTTTTTGTCCATATCAATCAAGAATATCAATAGTTGGAGTCCATCCAAGTTCCATCAACTGTGAAATATCAGCACAGGTAGTTTCTCTTTCACCTGGTGTATCTTCTTTAATGGGTAAATGCCCCATTCCCATTTTAGTTGCAAGGTCAATAACTGATACAGGATTTCCTGTGCCAACATCTAATACTCCAGTATAACTGCTAGGAATCAAAGTTGCAATAGCAGTTACAATATCATTAACATGAATCCAATCTCTCTTATGTCTTGTCAGATAAGTTACAGTTTTTTCTTCTAACATACGATATATCATATCACTACGACTAACTTTCTCTGCCCACACATTAAAGAATCTCATACCCACACTATTAGGTGGTGCTTGTATTTCATTTACTTTTTTAGATATTGCATATGCATTTATCCACCACTCATAAACAGCTGCAGAACTTGCATATAAACACCTAACATTATTCTCTCTACAATAATCAAATATTGGTTGTGATTTTACAACATTATTTTCCCAGAATATATCAGGATCTTTAACTGCTTCACGTATGGCAGCATTTGCTGCAAGATGTATTACTACATCATACTTTTTATTTGTTTTAAAATCTCCTAAATCATGAGGTCGATCATATCCATCAACTTCATGTCCATGTGATAATAGATGTTCGTAAACATGACTTCCTATGAAGCCATGATGTCCAGTAACTAATGCTTTCATTTGTTGTACTTCCTCAAATAATCTTGTTGTGAATAATATTCTAAAAGATTTTCTTTATTCATCTTTTCGATCTTTTCCCACTCACCCATATTTGATTTCATATGTGGATTTGAGAACCATGAATTTTCTCCTCTTGCATGTTCTAAGTGATAAACATAATTATTAATTCTTCCTATATTATAACCTAAAGTTTTGAATCTGTAAAACCTTTCCTTATCTTCTGGTGCGTATGCTCTAAAATTTTCATTCTCCATACCACCATCAATATAAACTTGCCTCTTAAAAAATTGTGCCCAACCAAAATCTGATGTATGAGTTTTAGAAACAGAATCTAAATGTGAGTAATCGGTTTTATCTAGAAAATTAGAAACAATTTCATCGGTGGCTAACACCTGTTTCTGATACATTCCTTGACCATAAGGATATACAACATCACACTCACCATCAATTATACTATCATATGCACTTTTGTATGATTCTTTTGGAAGAATTACATCACAATCATAATTTACAACTATATCTGTATCTGCTTCCATTATCATTTCATTCAAAACTCTCTGTCTATGAAACAAAGGTTTATCACTTCTCTCAAAAATAAAATTAAAATTTTTCCATATGTCACCTTCTACAATCTCTTCCAATATCGGCATTGCTTGTTCTTGAAATACTGATTTAGAATCAACTTCTTTGACTATTATATTAGTATCAAAATTTTCTACTAAAAATGCTGTGATTGTAATAACATTTCTAAGTCTATCTGAAGATTCAATTCGGATAGGAATAATAAATGTTGCTTGAGATAGATCAGTTTTCATCAGGATATTTTCTATGTGGGAAAAAACTAGAATACTTTTCTCTAACGTACTGTAGTTCTTTACTATTCATTAACCATCCACCCTCTGGATGTTCAACCATGCAATCATATTTTGATGTTGCATTACTACTTATTCTATCATCATGATCTCGATTTGCAACTAATACATCTGGTATTATGTGTGGAAGACCATGATTCATTCTTATTTGATGATAAAAATCTACGTCTAATAATAATTTTAAATTTTCATCAAAATCAACTTTACATTCATTTAGTAAAGAAACTACTGATGGGCTACTTAATAGATTACGTCCTTCAAGAGTATGCTCTGTCCAACGAGGAACACGATGTTCGTATGTGTTTTTTCCGTCTCTAGTCCCACAGAAACCACTGAATGCCCATTTACAATTCGTAGATTTATATGTATCATTAATTATTTTTAATGCATTACTATCTACAAACACATCATCTGAAAACATTATCTTTATAATCTCACCTGTGCATTCTCTAAGTCCTATATTAATATTTTCACATGGAACTTCACCCTCGTATCGAATATAAGTAAATTCAAAATCCTCAGAATACTCTTTACATGTATCTAAAATTTTATCATTTTTACTTTGGTCTGGAACAACTATATCAAAGTCTTGAAAGGTTTGTATCTTTAATGAATCGAGCAATTCTCTCATCCATTTAGGGCCATTTTCTCCTCTATCATGTGTTGGAATAACTATACTAAATCTTGGCATTACATTCTCTCCCAGTGTTGAGGAACAAGATCACTATCATCTAGATTTGCTTGAGATCCAAACCAAATTTTTGGAGCGATTACTTTTTCACTTTCTGCTAACCATGCACCCCACCAAGAAAATGATGAGTTTGCAATAACATGATATTTACATAGAGATAGTATACACATATCAACTATATTATTACCAGAATCTGAAATTAAAAATCTATCTGGTTTGAACAACTCTTGATTTTCACACCACTCTGGATCATCAGATACAATTATGACTTGAATATTTGGAAGTTTTTTTAATGCTCTTTCATAATAATCTAATGTACATAGTGGATGATAACTTTGCTTTTGAACATAATCAGTTCTGCGTATATGAAGTCCAATATATTCATCGTCTCCAAAACATTCTTTACATGGTTCTAACCAATCTTTTTTAAAAGTAAAATCTTTTCTTATTTCATCTTTAATATCTTTAAAATATTTTTCTGTTTGGAAGAATCCATCAATACTAATATTATCTTGACAACTTTCAAATAAATTTTTATCAAACTTATACGTGCTTTCTTGTGAATAATTTCTAGAAAAATTATCAACTTCTTTTACATTTGGCATTTCAAATGCTATGAAAAGTTTATGTTGATTTTCTTCATCATAAAAATCTTCTTCTGTTTTTGGCCCAGACGGGATGCAAAAATCATAATTGTTATTTTTTGCTATACCTTTAAGGGCAGCATATTGGAACATTTGATTTCCAAATCTTCCGTTTTTTCCTAATCTGTCAAATCCAATCATACTACAGGCCAATCAATTACAGTTCTAATTTCTTGATTGTATTTCCATATTTCTTTAAACATATCAGCGTTCAAATTATATGACTCCATTTGAACAATTAATGAATTTAAATCTTTGGGAAAACAAGTTCCACCAAAACCTCTATCATTATCTATGCCTGGTACTTGAGTGTGAGAATTGCCTATGCGACTATCAGCAACTAGTCCCTCACGAATCACATCATAATCCATTTCAGCTGCTTTACATAAATCATATATCTTATTAAAATATGCAACCTTATATGCTAAGAAGACATTAGAAAAATATTTAATTGCTTCACTCTCTTTTGACGTTGTAATAATACTTGGAATATGTGGAAAATACTTTTCAAACATATGAACAAAATCAATACAAAGATCCATATCACCACCAACAATATTTCTTTCATTATTAGCAAAATCTTGAATAGCATTTCTTGCTGTCAAAAATTCTGGGTTGTGAATTATATTATGCTTCTCGTAGTATTTTTCTGTAGTTCCAATTGGTACTGTAGATTTTAAAACAAATGTTCCTACTATATGTTCTGGTAGATCTTCAAAAAATTTATCTAGTATTGTTAAATCACATTTACCATTACTTTTCATAGGAGTTGGTAAACAAACGAATATAAAATCTTGATCTATAACTTCACCAAGTGTATTCAAAGATCTAGTTTTATCTACATCATAAACTTTACATGGAACTTTATCTTTAAAATTTTGATGAACTGCATTACCAACAAAACCATTACCAACTATTCCAATCATGATTCTAATGTAACTCCTGGTGGTAAACGATAATGAAATCCAAAGGGAGTTATACCCTCACACTCTGGAATTCTATTCTCTTGTGAAAATCTTACTGCAACATTAATTGGAGCAAATCTACAACCTTCTTTCTCATATATATGCCTATTGTGGACACATATATTCCCATCCTCATGATAGTTTACCACACCTGGTGGCATCCTATAAAAATCACTATTATTAGTTTCCCAAGGCACATCTACCTTAGTAGGAACTTCTAAAAGTTTTTTACTTCTTAATGAAAATCCACCATTACCAACTTGATGATGATTACCAAATGGATCAATATAAGAGTCCTTTACGATTGGCCAAGGTGCACCAATATAATCATAATCTAACCATGAGTTTTCCCACTTTTCTGGAAACAAA